TGAGCCGGATGCGCAGCGGCCGGTAGGCCTGGTCCACCGCGGAGGCGCCCACCGCGAGCGTGATGCCGCTCGCCGATCCGGCGACCGCCGTCCCGGCGTGCGCGGCGGCGAGGAGCTTCTCGGCCATCGCGCAGGCGCGAACGGCTGGGCCCCAGCCGGGCGCCACGCCGGCGGTGCCGGAGCCGGCGAGCTCGATGTCGAAGCCCACGTTGATCTTCGAGCCGGCCACGATCTGCTCGCCGCGGCCGTAGTGGCCGCGCGCGTTGTTGCGGTTGGCGTAGAAGACCTCGAGCTGGGGCGCGCGGATCTCGTCGCGGATGAGGATCGCGTTCGCCGCGGGCGTGGGGACCGCATCGGTGCCGTACACGGTCTCGATCTTGAGAAGGGCGACTTTCGGCTTGGTCGAGGCCATCACTTGGCTCCCTTGTCGGTGGCGGGCGTGGCGGGCTTCACCGCGGCGGAAGGCGCCGCGGGCGCCTTGGGCTGCTCCTCGAGGTCACGGAAGGAAGGCACGCGGTTCAGCGTGCCGCGCTTCTCGCGGTCGGCCACCGGCTCGCGCTTCACGCGCTCGGCGTAGCCGGCGTCCCCCGGGTTGAGCGTGCCCTCGCGCTTCTTCACCTCGCCGTCGTCCACGACGTAGGCGCCGCCGTGGCCATCGAAGGACTTCGTCATGGAACTCTCCTGTAGTAGCCGTCCACCGCGAACTGGTCGCGCCAGACGAGAATGCCGTTGGCCAACTGCTCCGGCTGCCCTGCCTCGAACTCGATCACCCCGTCAGCCCCCGGGGGCTGCCACGCCAGGAGCGCATCGCGCAGCGGCGCGCGCAGCGCCTCGAGGTAGTCCTGGACCTTTCCGCCGAGCGCGTCTCCCGCGAACTTCACGAAGAGGTAGACGCGGATGCGGAAGCGGACCTGGTTGTGGACGGCCCCCGCCAGCGAATTGGGCCGCGCGGTCTCCTGCCCCGGGAGCACGAACGCCGCGGGGAGCGTCGGAAGACCGCGTTCGCGAAGCGCTTCGAAGGTGGCGGCGAAGTCCACCAGCTTGAACGCAGGCACCTCCGTGCGAATGCGCTCGACGATGGGCGCGTAATCCATCAGCCGATCTCACGCTCGCCCCCGAACACGCGCCGGCTCTCGTTGAACGAGACGCCGCCGTCGGCGACCGCCACCGGCTGGTTGGAGGCGTCCAGCCCCAGCGCCACGGTGCCTGCGGCCACGGCCTTGAGGAACTTCTCCGCGTCCTCGTAGGCGCGCCGCACCGTGTCTCCGGCGTTGTCCTTCCACAGGAAGTACCGCGCGATGTCGCAGGCGTAGCGCTTGAGGATCTTGGGCACCGAGGCGAGCGGGAGCTGGTAGCGGCCCGCGAGGTAGGAGTCGACCATGCCGTCGGCGTCCGCGAGCGCGCCGTCGAGGACCGTGTCGTCGATCGCGCCCGCCGGGGGATCGCGCCGGTCGGTGAGCTGGCGGACCTCCGCCTCACCAAATCGGTCGATCATCTCCTGGCGGGTGGCGTAGACGGGCACGGGTCGCCTCGATCGCTACTCGGCCGCCTCGGCTTCGACGTCGATCGTGCCCTCGACGACCACGAGCATCGGCTCGGCCTTGAGGGCGGCGATCTGCTCGCGCTTGAGGGTGTCGACCGGGATCGTCTGCGTCTCCTGGCCGAACGAGAGGCCCGCGCGGCGGAACCCCGCGCGCTTGGCCGTCACCTGCAGGACGTTCACCTTCTTCTTCGCCATGTCGTTCTCCGTGTGGGTTGGGGTCAGCCGCTTACAGCCACGGCGAGACGAGGACGCGCGCCGACTTGTAGTAGGCGTTGTCGGCGCCGTTGGCCAGGCGCTCGGCCTGGACCACGTCGAAGGCGGCCTTCTCGAGCGAGGGCGGCACGACCAGGAGCTGCGGCCGCAGGCCCAGCGGGCGGCCGTTGTCGCCCGGCATGCTCATCATCGCGGCGCGCGCCGCGCCGTAGTTGGTCGCGTCCAGCGTCTGCTTCGAGGCGTAGGCGAGCTGCCACAGGCCGTAGGCGGCGTTCACGCGGGCGTCCACCCCGTAGCGGAACTCCTTGCGCGTGAAGACCGCCTCGTCGGTGGGGGCGTCCATCGCCACGAACTGGTAGTCCTTGCGCTTCTGGAAGATGAGCGGCTTGATGACGCGGGTGTCGTCGATCAGGTACCAGGCCGTGCCCGCGCCGCCGCCGTGGTTGGAGACGCTCACGGCGTTGCCGTTGGCGTCGAGCACCGGGTGGTCGGTGTCGAAGAAGTACTGGCCGTCGTAACAGAGCGTGGTGAACCCGGCCGCGAAGAGCGCGTAGACGAGCTGGTCGGGGTGCTCGGCCGCGTCCTGGCCCATCTGCGCCATGAGCGGGGAGTAGACGCCGTACTTGTCGTCTTCGATGCGGTCACGGTCGACACCGACCGTGTTCTCGAAGCTCTTGTTCTTCACCGTCCAGTCGTAGGTCTTGAGGTTCTGGATCACGCGATCGCCGAGCCACTCGCGAAAGCGCGTCGTGGAGCCCAGCCACGGGTAGACCTCCTCGGAACCGGTCGACGGTTGCAGCATTGCCACCTTGTCCCAGGTGGGCGTGGTGCCCTTGAACGCCTGGTCGAAGACGACCTTGAAGCCCTGGAACACGGCGCGGATGTTGGCCTGGTTGACGATGAGCCCGGCCACGCCGATGGCCGCGCCCGTCTCCGGCGAGAGCAGCTGCAGGGCGGCGGGATGCGCGGCCGCGATCGAGGGGCCGAGGGCCGCGATCATGCCGAAGGCGACCAGCACCAACAGGGTCTTGAGCTTGTTCATCGAGTCTCTCCTGGTTGCGAAGGGGGGAAAGGCGTTCCGGTCAGATCTCGACCCAGACGCCGCCGGCGTCCACGTCGCGGATCTTGCCGGCCACGGAGCGGGTGCTCGTGCCGTTGGTCTTGGCGACCGTCTCGTCGTCGACGATGTAGCAGTCGGCGCCGATGTCGGTACGCGCGATGAGGTCGCCGGCGGAGCTGTTCTTGAACTTGAAGAGCCCGCGGCGGACCGGGACGTTCACCGCGCCGTCGGCGCCGCCCGTGTTGTCCACCAGCTCCTCGGCCACACCCACGCACTTGAGGGTGGTGGCCACCGCGCCCTTGGTGGCGTAGCCGGCCGCGTCGATCACGACGATCCCGCCGGCGTAGAGCTTCACGCCCGTCTTCACCGGGAAGCTGAACTGCTTGTTCTGGCGCTCGAAGGTGCCGATGCGATCTTGGGTCAGGGGCATGTCGTTCTCCTGGTGTTGGCGTGGGGGTCAGGCCGCGGCCGTGTCGGTCGTCGCCTTGAGGCTCGCGGCGTAGTCCTCCTCGGACACGCCGATCGCCTTGCACACGGCGATCTGGACATCGGTGAGCTTGCCGTCGCCGCCGGCGCCGGGCTGCTTGCCGCGGGTCTGGGTGCCGCCGAGCGCGGCGATGGGCGTGGCGGCGGCGACGTAGGCCTTGAGCGCGGCGATGTCCTTCTTGCCGAGCTCACGGGCCCAGGCCTCCATCGGCGGCAGGATGCGGCCGTCGGCGAGCGCCGCCTTCACGGTTTCGTCGACTTCCCGTGCGGAGGCGACCGCGGAGAGCGCGGCGACCTGGTCACGCAGGCCGTTGACCACGTCGACGGACACGAACTTCGCCGGGTCAGGGCCGCCGGCCTTGAGCGCGGCGATCGCCGTGCACACCGCGTCGACGGGGGCATCGTCCTGCAGGCCGAGCGCCTTGGGCGCGGCTGCGGCGCGCGCCGCGAGGGCCGCGATGGCGGCGGTGACGGCCTCGGCCGGGGCGTCGTCCTGCAGGCCGAGCGCCTTGGGCGCCGCGGCGACCCGCACGTTGAGCGCGGCGAAGGCGGCGGTGGCCGCCTCCGGCGTCGCGTCGTCCTTGAGGCCGAGGGCCTTCAGCACCGCCTTGAGCAGTTCGTTCATCGTGTTCTCCTGAGTGGAAGTGGAACCGGACCAGGCCTCGGCCAGCGCCGAGAGCGCGACCGCCTGCATGCCGTCGATCGCCGGGTAGTTCACGAGCGCCGGCGGCAGAAGCTCGAGCGGCTCTCCCGTCTTGGCGTCGTAGCGGAAAACCGGCGAGATGTAGCGGTACTCGCCGGCGGCGATCAGGGCCCGCGCGCGCTCCGTCCACTCCACGACGCCGAAGAGCCCCAGGCCGTCACGCCACTCCACCGCCTTCAGCCAGCCCGCGGCGGGCGCGGGCTGGCCGTTCTCGACGGAGCGAAGCGTCTGGTGTTCGTAGTCGACCGGGAGTGGATTCACGCGCGCCGCGAGCGTGGCGCGCAGGCGTTCCGCGATCTCGGCCGTGACGCGCCAGGAGTGCACTTCCGAGGGGCGTCCGTCGATGCCGCGGAACTCACCTGCCGGCAGCAGCTGGATCTCGGTG